AGCCGTAAAACCGGTGCCAGTAGAATAGACACCGTTTGGATCGACCCAAAAAACTCTGTTAGCTCTGAACAAGATAGCGTTGGGTCCAATACAACCGATTTCGCTATGAACTTCGACTGAACGACCACCCGAAAGCAAAGCGCCTTGAGAGGGTTGGTAGATAAAAGTCTGGTCTTGTGACCACACAATCACCATCTGATTGAAAGTCTTGATAGCCGTGATGGTGCTACGCATCTCGTGAAAGGTGAAGCTATTGTCACCGATGATTGCGTTTGCTACACCAATATCTGAAAAGTAGATTGTTCTGCCGCTGGCATAAACTAACCTACCGTCAATAGCATCGATGTCAACAACACCCTTGAGTTCATCGTCTGTGATGTAAGCGTAAAACTCGCTGAACTGCCCGTTCTTGAACGAAACAGGTGTGATCAGCGAAGTCTCACCGTATTGGTTGGTGAGCGCATCCCAGTTGTGGTTTCTGTTGTTGAGGTTGTTGATTCGCTTGTCGCGGTTCTGAATAAAGTTGGCGGGGTTGTAGACAAAGACACCAGCTTCTGGAGAACCAAAATAAACTTTGTTGAGGTATTCCACGAAGTAGAAGTCAAGGTCAACGGCAACTTTGACACCGTTGTAGTTCAGCAGCGGAGGACGAGCTTCCAAAAAACCTTTGTAAAAGTTTGTGTCCTGATTCTCTTTGTTCTGCTCTGAAGTGTGACCGTAAAGCACTTCCTGCCAGAAAGTGTCGGTGGTGGCATCGTAGATGTTGACGCAGTAATAATCAACGTAGTCAGTGTCACCGCTGGCTTTGTAACCTGTCCAACCGCGAGCAAGAAAAACAGAGATGATCTGTTCGTGACCAAACTCGGTTAGGAACGAAAACGAACCCAAGTGCTTGCGTAGTCCAAACTCGGTGTTATTGTCTTCAACGGAACGAGCAGTCAGAGGAGCGTTGAACTCCATCAGTGTGCCAAAACCCTCACGAGTCTCATACAGACCACGGTTCTTGAATAGGTTCTGAATAAAGACTTGGTTGTTGTAAGGGTCAGTGAGCTGCATACCCTCTTTGATAATAGAGATTTCTTGTCTTGGCGCTGCCACTATTCAGTCTCCTTAGTATCCGAGGTAGTCAAGTTCATCTGTTCCGATAACTTGCGAACTGGCAGCAAACTGCTTGCCTGTCATCAAGTAAGCTTCCATCTCCTGTTGCCGCTGCGAGAGTTGGTTCATCAAGATTGGGTTGGCGGCAAAGTCCTTGATTTGGTAGTGCTTACAAGCCAAAAGGGCGATTAGGTCGCCAAAGTATTCAGTGACTTCATCAAGAAAGGCACCGCCACCAGCAACGATGTTTACTGCGTTGAAAGGACTTTGGTCGAAGCCCACATACTCAATAAGAACGTTGTCTGCCTGCTCTGAAAACAACAGCTTGCTGCCGCGCAACATATAGCGGTTGACATCGTTTCTTAGCTCAACAACAGAACGAGCAGCATAGAGGTAATAGCGTGGATCGCCGTTTGTTTCACAACGAGACACACGCATCAAACGGTAAAGACGAAAGGTATCTGGATTAGCACCCATAATCTTGTTACCGACAGGAATAGGCACAGCAGCCAAGTCAAGCTCATCGTCGTTGATGTTGATGTAAACTTGTGCCTGCGTAAAGATGTTGGAATCAGCCTCACAGATTTTGTAAGCCAACTCACGATAAGCGATGTTGAGAAAGTTTACTTTGGTCGCATCATCCATAAAGGTCTGATCCGAGTCGTCAACATATTGTGTAAAAAGTTCTGCTACTTGGTCTGTCAACATAGATTTACTCCGTGGCTCTGCCTCTGATGACTGCTAAATCGTTGCCCTGTGGTTGCTGTCTGATAGCACCACGTTGAGTGACCATAGCGTTTGTGAGCATCGCATCTTCAGCAGCGCCTTCAAGTTGCTGTTCAGCAGCCTGAGGTGACTTGGTGATAAGACCAGCAAGCATCGCATCGGTGTCACTTGGCTTGATGTGTTCAGGGAAAACACGATACTTGACGCGGTTGGCTTCAGCATCGTCTTCCGCTGGAGGACGCCAAGTAGCCAAAGCCACCAAGATGTCACGCAAATAGTCTTGAACAGGACGCACTAAGTCGTAGTATTCAGGCGTCTTCATAAAGTCGCCAAAGATTTGCTTGAACTTCTCGATATCGTCAGTGGCAAAGATTTCAATCTCAGCACCTGCCTTGACGGCTTCAAGCATATCCTGAACGTGATTGCGTGACTGAATCTCTTCCAGAACCATAGCGTTGCCAGTCTTGAAGCTGATTTCACGCATCGCTGTATTCTTGTCGATAAGACCAAGCTCCAGCAAGTTGAGGACTTTAGCGTCTCTGTCCTGAGTTTCGTCGCGGAACAGTGAACCAGCCTCGATAAAGACCTCGGGCACATCAACGATGTTGGTCTGAGAAATAGAACTCCAAATCATCTTGCCGGTAGCATCCATCATACGCATAAAACGCTCTTCAGTGTAATACGCTTTCATCATCATCAGGACGCACTCAGCCATATGTTTGACTGCTTCTTCGATGTTTTCCTGCGTCATCACAAGCTGGCTAACGTCTTGGTCGGCAAGTGCCTGAATAGCCTTACCGCTTGTCACACCAACGGCGCGCTTACCCAAAGTGGTGGAGTGAACGCCAGCAACGTCAAGCATCTCGCTCTGTAGCTTGTTGACGTGATCCAGCACATAAGAAGGCATACCAACCATCTGCACTTGCTGTGGCGCACCACCGGCAGCGTTGTAATAAATCTTTTCGCCTGGAGTGCCACGGATAGCAGAGCCGTTGACGCCTGATGTCTTTGGAATCAACCACTTGGGGTTTGACATCAGTTCAACGTTTTGTAGGATTTGGTTTCTAACTTTGTTGTAGAGGTTCTGAAGGTCAAGGATGTTTTGCACCATACCCATACCCCACAGCTTGTCAGGCAGGTTGGTGTAACGGATGAACTGAACTGGAATCCGCTTGATGGGATTGCTGCCCTTGAAGAGCCACTTATCACCCATCACAACGCCATATTTGCCGTCTCTGAAATAGACATCGTAGATTTCTACACGGGGGTAGTAGTAAGACTCACCTTCGTAAGACTGTGTATGTGGATAGGTGTTATCTTCGGACTGGTCAGATGACAAACTCTCAGCGTTCTTGATGTCATCAGCGTATTGTGGATAAGCTCTTTCCAAGTCTGCTTTGCGAACGATTTTGCGGCAAGCTACGAAATAAGATTCGTCAGGATTGACACATCCCGCTTCGAAGAACAGGTCGTAGGGCGAGATGACAGACAACTTGATACAATCCTCAGCGGCATCGTAGTATTCTTTGATACCGACGTTGCCACAAGACACAAGCCACTCGATAGCTTTTGTCAACTCGCGTTTCACATCTTGATTGTGAAAGAAATATTTGAGTGCTTCCTCTGAAGACTTGGCTTTGATGATGTCGTCGTTAGAGGGAGAAGCAGGCATCACTGAGATACCTGGGTAGTTGGTAGCCAGACGAGAGGTGATGGCGCGATACATATTGAGAATCAGGTTGACAATCAGTTGATTGCGTCCTGGCTGAGCGCGCAGTGTCACATATTGCTGAAGGGACTTATCGTAACGGACGTTCTGTTGTCCGTTCAAATACATCAGGGACAAGTCCCAAACTCTGGTCTGACTTAGCTTGGCGTTCTTAGCACCTTCAAGCATAGATTTGATTTGTGTTGGAAAACCATCTTGCTCAAGGTTAGGGTCGGAGTTCATCATAGCCATCGATTACTTGGCTCCTTGTGTCTTCTGATATTTCTCATACATCGAAAGTGCCTGAGCAAAGGGATCTGATTGACCACCTGATTGAGCAGCTTTTTGTTTTTCAGCCTTGGCTTTTCTCATCTGTGCCGCAGCTTCTGGATTTTCAAGTGCCATCTCTTCTTCAGCGGCTTGTTCGTAAGCGGCTTCGGCTTTTTCTTTATTGCCGCCAACCATACCGCCAACGGCTTTTCCGCCTTGGTAACCAGCTTGAATAGCTTGAGGACTACCACCTGAAGCAATACCACCAACAGCAGCACCGATGTAAGGAAGCAAATCACCCACTACATCCATCGGAGAAGTCTGTGTAGCCAACTTAGCGGCAGCAGCTTTACGGATAGAAGCAGCTTGCTTTTTATCCTCTTGGCTCATATCAAAAGTTTTTCCGGAAGGCAACGAACCTCCACCGTAAACAGGCTTAGCCATCCCAAACATCCTCCAGTGTTGATTGTCTTTCTAACGCTTCTTGTTTGTCCCACTCGACTTTCTGCGAGTGTTCATATTCTATTTTTTGCTTCAGTCCTTTGATTAGGCTATCGAGACTGAGACCCACTTTTGCAACAACGACTGTAAGCACAAAATAAAATACGATGTTGATGAAGTCCTTGACCAGA